GAACTCATAGGATTAAATAACTGTGATAATATTAATGTATCTAATACTTGTGATGGTCTAATAGTAGTGCCTAGTAATCTATTTAGAACAGGAGCATCAAAAGATAAACCATTATGCATTATAAATGTATCTACATTCTTAGACCAATTTTTAAAACCATACATAATACCTGGGTCCCAAGTAGTTATAACATTAGTATCTATATCTTTAGCAACGATACAATGTATTGTGCTAGGATTAAAACCATCTGTTTCTATATCAAGAACTACTTTCAAAATCTATCTCCTGTTGTTTATTATCTTCTTTATGACCCCAATAAACTAAATGAAAAGCATCACAATTAGGACAAGATAAGTTTGTAACGATAGTATGGTCTTCATTATCTTCACAATCATGGTCTCCACCCCATATTAATTCTGTTCCACAATTATAACACTTCATTAAAAAGGTACCTCTTCTTTATTTTCTACATTATACTCTGCTTCATAAGGATTGTCAACCTCTGTTAATCTACCTGTGTCTCTATTATAATACAAGTGTGTAGCTATACCTGTTTCTCCTGTGTATCTATTCTTTAGAATACGAATGGTTGTAGTATTAGCTTCATCTCCCTCTGCTTGTTGATTTCTTTCTAGACCTATTACACTATCTGATAAGTGTGCAATAGATGCAGAACCTCTAAGATGTGATAATGTTATCTCCTTACCATTTTCATGACCAGAATCACCTGCAGGTCTACGTAAATGTGATACAAGTAACATACCAATACCTGTCTGCTCTACAAGAGAACGTAGCTTTGTCATAAGCACATCAATAGACTTTCTCTCATCTCCCTCCTCTTGTCCAGAAACAAGAATAGATAAGTGGTCTATAAATATCCATTTACAATCTAATGCTTGTGCCATATATCTAACTCTAGCAAGTATCTCGTCATTACTGATAGAACCAAAATGGTCAAAAGCAAAGAACCTACCTGTTCCTATAGTATCTTCTTGCCATTTATCTAATTGGTCTTGAGTATAATTTTTTCTTACTTCTTTTATATATAGTCTAGCATTAGCTTCTACTGACATAATATTAAATGCAGTGTTCTTTACACTTTCTTCTAATGCTAATATACCTACGTTATCTTTTGTATTTCTGAACAAGTGATGCATAAGCTCTCTCATAATAGAAGACTTACCCATACCTGCACCACTTGTAAATGTTATTAGTTCTCCTGTTCTCATTCCATAAGTTTTATCATTCATCTTACTCCAAGGAAACAAACATGTTTCACAATACTCTTCCGTAAATAATGAAGAGCCTAGTTGTTGTAAGTTCATAATGCCTGCAGGAGTATAAGGTTGTGCTGACCACCAAGCTTGGTTGAAGGCTTGGCTTTTACCCATCTTAAGGTATTCATTGGCATCCTTATACTCCATAGACATTATTTTGCACTTGTTCGGAGAAAACAATTGAGCAACTTTGTTGGCAGCTTTTCTGCCTTGTTCATCCATATCAAAACATATAACTATATTCTCAAAGCTATCTAGGTATTCAAAAGCTGACTTGCAATCTCTCAAAGCACCACCTGCTCCTGTCTTAACAGATACAGATGCCCACTTGCTACCCATCAATTGATAGGCAGACATAGCATCTACTTCTCCCTCTGTTATAGTTACATATTTACCACCAGAACTAAAAAGGTTCTGTCCAAATAATATTGCATCTTGAATAGAACCTTCAGTCCACATCTGTTTGTTAGATGTATTTCTAATCTTATTAGCTACGTGACCACCATTTACATCATAGTATTTATAAATGTGTTTGGTAGTTACTGTACCATCTCTTGTAATCTTTGTACAAAACTTTTCTGCTGTGTCTTTACTTATCTTTCTTTCTACTATGTCTGCATACAAACCATCACTTGTCAAAGGTCTAGCTTCTACAACAGGCATAGGTGTTACATTATTCATATCTTCACCCTCTCCAAATCTAGTTTCACAAGAGAAACAATAACTGTATCCTTCTGCATGTTTGACATTGGCATCACTAGACCCACACTTAGGACAAGGACCTCTGTCTAACCATTTACTTGAATACATACTACCTCTCTAATTATAATCATTTAATTTATCTTTATATAATAATTCAGCAAAGTCAATTCTTTCTCCTAGCACAACATTAACATCTTGTTTAGCTAATCTCTTTGACTCTTTGTCATCATACCCTTCACTTTTATATTCTCTGTAATACTTTCTAAATAAAGTTTTACTTTCTTTATCCCATAAATTTTTAGTCAACGTTATCTCCTACAGATTAATAATATAAAAAATAAATCCTACTATTAATAGTACAGGAAAAATATGATTTGTCAATAAGTTTTTTTGTTCTGTTTTTTTAAACCACTTACCTGTAGCTTTTAATCTTCTTTCTCTATCTTTACTCATCTTTAATATGAGCAGCATCTGGATTTTCTACCCACCCTTTATATTTTTTATTTGTTTTTAATTCAAACAATTCATCATTTAATTGTTTAACTCTTACCATTAGATTTCTATTTTGTTCTTGTAAATCTCTAACATTTTTTCTTAGCATTTCTTCTATATTTGTTTTCATTTATAACCTCGTTAAAAAATACGCAAGTAAAATAATAAACATACCTACTATTAAACCAACGACAAAAGCATTTATTAGTGTAGGTTCTATCATTGAACACCCATTAATATCATATGGTCATCTAATAAAGGTCTAATCAATATATTATTTTTAATATATAAACTATATAAAAAATCTTCTGCTTCTATATCAGATTTAAAATATCTTACTTTACCATCTTCTTCATATACATCTGGTAATTCATCTATCTCTGGATTATATAAAGCTATTACATACATCATTTTTTACCTAAATATTTTTCTATAAAACATATATTGTATGCCCAAGATATATCTTTATTTTCTTCTTTCATTTTGTTATATATCTCATAATTAGTTAATACATAATTTTTATTTATATATTTATAATTAATAATACTATATTTATATTCTTTTGTCAACATACTATTATAACACAATTAGTGGTAATGTAAAACACAATAAATACCATACTATACATGCTAAAAATACTTTTATTAAATCTCTAGTTATATTTATCATAGTTAAGTTCTCCTCTGAACAAAATCGTATAACCTATTGTTATACTTATATAATTTATATTCAACCTTGTCATCTCTTAATATATCAAACAGTTTGTTTAATACAGTTTTTTTACTAGGTCTTCTATCAAAATCTAATTCTATTTCTACTTTGTATTTCATTCTTCCTCCTTGTCTCCAGAGATAGCACCTATCTTTCCTTTGAAAGGTATTACCTTTGCACTAGGTCTAGTATCAATAGGCATATCTGAATCAAAAGATATCTCTGGTGGAAACATAAATTCTTCTAGTTCTGTAAACCCACCTATGTGTAGAAAGATTTGTGGTACAGTTTTATGTCCTGCTTCTCTAAATCTTTTTATCTTAGGTAAATTATCTAATAATCTTTCTTCATATACTTCTCCTGCTTCATCTAGTAATGACTTTGCTCTGACACAATACTCGCAGTTCTTTTGTGTATATATAATATATTTAATCATCTACTAAGTCCTCCTTTCCTTCTTCCATTTCCATTCTAAGTTTCATATTAATAACTTCTAATATCATACTCGTAGCCACAGTATGACTAGGTGCAGTATCATATGCAAGGTCTGCTGTTTGCATCTGCATAGCCATTACCATATTAGGCACAGATACTCTGTCCTGTAACTCTTCAAACATATCAATAATATATTCTCTTGCTAAGTCTATCTGCCCTTCGTCATTAAGTTTTCTTACTGTCATAAGATTTCTCCTCTATATCCTTCAGCTTATAAGCATAGTCTACTATCTCTTCATGACTATATCTTTCAGTAGCATCTATACCTACTAATGCTTCGCATAGTTGTTTATATTTTTCTTCATACTTCATCTTCACTCTCCTCTATACTTGTTATATAAAACTCCTCACCTGAAGGTTCGAACAATCTTTCTGCATTGTCATCTGCTTCATAGTCAGCACCTCTTTTCTCTGCACTCTTTCTATCTTGAGCATTAATATCTTTACGATAGTAATACACTTTCTTTGCATATAAAGTATACTTAGCCACGTTGCATCTCCTTTGATTCATACTTAATAAACTTTAATTTAATTCTATCATCTGGGTCTGGATATGGAAAGCCAAAATGTTCCCACACTTCAGGCATTTCATCTCCATATACCCATACCCAAGTAGGTTTCTTAGGTTTCTTTTTTATCTTAGCTTTAGTTGGCATCTCTTTTCTCCTTTTTCCATTTTGTAAAGTCATCTAATTCTTGAAAGTGTATTACTAATAAATCAAGTGATTCACATGCACCATTATATTTAAGCATTCCTTCTTTGGTAGGATTATCATTTATTCCGTCATACCATTCTGACTTAATATCTTTTACTGCATTTTTTAGTTTTTGTAAAGTTATGCTCATAGTTTTTTCTCCTGTAAAATTCCTAATGCTGAGTAAGTGTACTGTATATTTTCTTTCTTGTCAACATATACAATATTATTTCTATCTTTATATATGATTTTCATATCACAACCTAGCATAGACCATAGTCCTTGATGTAATTCCCAATGTTGTGTAAGAGTTAGATTACTGTTTTGTCCCATATGATTTGTCCTTTCTTAATTAGTTCCATTACTTCTTCTTTAGTTGCAGAAGGTTTATGTACCTTCCAATTACCCTCTTCGTTAGGCATAGTGGGTATAACAAAATCTCCATCAGTATTATGTCTGAATATGCACATATATATTTTTTCTACTGCATTTACAAACTCTTCTTGTGTAAGTAGGTCTATCTTTAACTCTTGCACAAGAGTAGCAAAGTGTTGTACATTTACTTGTTTAAATCTTTTACTCATCTTTAATCTCCTCTCTTAACATATCAAGCATGAATGAAATATTTTCTAGGTCTTTACCTAAATCATATGTAATATAATCTTGTTGCTCCATCTCCTCTACCTTTCTCTCAAGGTCACTTAGTATCTGCTCTACTCTAGTTATCTGTTGTTGTCGTAGCTTCATTTGTTTCTCCTCTTTTTCTAAATGGAATGTCTGGTATAGTTATAACCTCTGCATCTGTTTCTATCCATACCTTTGCACCACAGGACAGAGGTTTGTCTGGACTATACACAACCCTACACTCTCCAAGAATATGTACTTGATGTCCATAGGTATTACTATTGTATGTCTTTACAGTAATCACAGGTTCTCGTTTGTTATTCTTGTGATTAGATTTTATCTTGTGTTGATTTATGTGTATATATTTTTTCATAATGCTTCTACCTCAAACTGTTCATAGTTAGGAATGATAACTGCAACACTACCATTTATGGTATCACTACCTGCATGACCAAATTTCTTTTTATTATACATCTGATATGCCATAGTTGCTTGTACATTCACAGGTTTACCTGTAAGTTTAGCTTCTTCATCTGTCCACATCTCTACAGTTTTTCTTTTAATACCTTGATTAGTATCTATCTCAATAATACCTTTTACTATCTCAATAAGACTTGCATCTATTTTAGGATATATTTCTTTAAAGGTAGGTTTCTTTCTAAAAATCTCATCTAACATTTTGCCAGATGGTTCTTGTAATGTTATTACTCTAGTTGCCATAAGTTTTTCTCCATTCATCAGTTGCTTGTACTAATTCTGGATTGTGTTCCAGAATATCATTAATATAAGTATCACCCATATCCCAACCACCATAAGTCATAGGTGTTCTAACTGCAACAAACCACCTAGAGTATTGGTTGGTATCTTCCTTATCTTTTCTTT